GCGTCACCGTTTGTTGTTTGTGGTACGTCCAAAAACAACAAACGGTGACGCCTTTGATTTAACAGGTTTTAGCGCAGATTTTTTTATTGCTACTGCAAGAGGTGAAGGTCAAACACAGTATGAAGCACAAGCAGTAGTTGATGGTTCTGCAGATACAATTACTTGTACAATTCTTCCTGGAGTAGGTAGAGATCTTGCTGCTGGAACCTATGTTTATGACGTTCAAATAGACGCTAGTGCATCTGAAATCTATACAGTACTTACTGGAACTATTACAGTAACAGATGATATTACTGGAGCAGATGAGTCATAATGGTAGATGTATTACTTAATACTGAAGATGTTGTTGTTTTAGGACCACCAGACTCAGTTGACGTTTTAGTAGATGTTGGTCCACAAGGAACTCGTGGCAGTAAAATTATTGTTGGTTCAGGAGAGCCAAACGCACAAACATCTAGCGGAGTGTTACTAGGAACAACATTAATATTAAATGACATATATATACAAACCGATCCTGGAGCAGACTACGGATATATGTATCAATATGTCTCTCAACCTGGAGGAAATACTTGGGTAGAAGTTTTAAACATAAGTCCAGCAATTTATTCCGCTATAGAAACTATTTCATTTACATCTGGATCTGCATCAATAACTATTCCAATATCAAATATAGTAACCGTAACTGGTTCACCACTTACCGCTTCAAACTTTAATGTTCAATTTCAGATTGAAGGAGCAAATCCAATTGCAGCCTCTATGGAAATTCCTGCCTTAGCAGGCCCTGGAACAAATCTAGTAATAAATTTTGATGCAGTTCAGTACAGTGGAGGTAGTTGGTCAGCACTCACTGGAAGTAAAACGGTACATTTATTTATATCTATAGTTTGATATAAAAATGGTATAATCTTTAAAGAGGTGATCCAATGGCTGTAGAAAATATAGGAAATTTAGTACCAACTAAAATTCCAGCATTAGTTGATGATGCTAATATTCAAGATGCATTAAGAGCATATCATTATGGATCGTATGACTTTGATACGGCAGAAAATGATCCAGCAGAACTTTTGGTGCCATCAATGGCACATACAATTAACGATCTACAAGAACAAATTGATGACCAAGTTGCTTTAGAATTAGCAGCAAGAAATATATCTTCAGCACAAAACTCTGCACCAGTAGCAGCAAATTTTTCAGCATTTTCTGCCACAATACCAAATGGTTATATTTGGGTAGATAAAGATGCATCTGCTCCAGTTGGATACTTATCAGCAACATCTCTTTATACAGCAACACAGCCAACAACTGGTTTAGCAAATGGTGTAATTTGGATTAAAAAGGGATCATCTCCTATAGAAATGTATGTTTATAATGGAGATACTAGTAGTTTTGATCAGGTGATTTAATGCCAACTTCATTTAATTACGATGGAAAACCAGGGTATATTTATAATGCAGCAGATGATACTTGGTATGAATTGTCTGGAAAAACAGATACATCTGGAACTTTTGAATGGGCTGGACCACACACTCATTTATCAACACTTACTGTTATAGAACATCTTGTTGGAAAAAAGGGTATAAACAACTATCTTAATCCAGCAGCAAGAGATGCATCAATTACATCCCCAGTTGCTGGAACAATATGTTTAATAAGGCAGAATTCTAGCGGAACAACAGTTAACGAAATTCAATATTATGACGGTGCTGAGTGGAAAACTTTAATTCCAAGTCAAACTGGAAAGGCTGGAAAAGTACTACAAACAGATGGTATAATTGCATCATGGCAAGACGCAAGCGGAATGCCAGATATTTTTTTACTGATGGGAGGATAATAAATGGCAACAACTTATAAAGTACTAGGACAATCAGCACCAGCAGCAACAACATTGACTACTCTTTACACAGTTCCTTCAGCAACTTCAACAGTTGTATCAACAATAACTGTCGCAAATCAAGGCGGATCAGCAGCAGCATATAGAATTGCAGTTAGACCTGCAGGAGCATCAATAGAGCAAAAACAATACATTGCTTATGATGTACCAATTGATGCACTAGATACTATAGCATTAACAATAGGTATAACTCTTGCAGCAACAGATGTTATAAGTGTATATGCTTCAACTGCAAACTTTTCATTCCATGCCTTTGGATCAGAGATCACAGCATGAGTTTAAGAAGCCTTAAAAGCGGAACCATTAGAAAGTTACGTAACGGAAAAGCCTTAGTTACACCACCAGAGGCTCCCGCTATTGGTACTGCAACCAATGAAGTAAAAGATCGTCCTGTTATAAGTTTTACACCATCAAATACAGGTGTAACGGCAACATCTTATACTGTTACATCTAGCCCAGGATCATACACTGCAACTGGCAATACAAGCCCAATTACTTATCCGCAAATGGGTATTCCTAGTGGATCTTATAATTTTACTGTAACTGGAACCGCTTCAACTGGAACTGGCCTTGCCTCTCAAATAACTTCTCTTTTACAACTTGATGCAACTTATGTTCTTTATCAAACATTTACGTCATCAGGAACATTTACAGTTCCAGCAGGATGTACAAAGTTAGCAGTTTTTGCACTAGGTGGTGGCTCTGGTGGAAATAATGGCGCTAATAATCGTTCAAATCAAGGTCCAAATAATAACTATGAAATAAATACGCACTACACTGCAGCAGGCAGCGGAGGAGCAAGTTCTGCTATTTCTGGATTTAAAGACTTTGCAGTTTCTGGCGGACAAACATATTCAGTACAAATTGGATCAGGCGGAAATACTGCTAGTAGTGGCGGAACAACAAATTTTGGAAACCTTCTTTCAGTTGGTGGAAATAGCGTTAGTGGAAATGCATCTCCTCTCTCAACTGCAAATTCATCTGGAGGATCAGCAGGTTCTAATGGCGGAACCTATACTGCAAGATATTTTGATGGATCAACTCCTACTGACGGTAGAAGTGCAGGTAGCGTAAACAATTCACCAATTTCAATTTCTCAAAATCTTACAGATTTAGGATCAATATCAGTTAGTGGTGCAAATGGCGGTGGCGGGGGAGGTGCTCCCCGATATAATAGTAATTTAGGTGCAGGCTATGGTGGCGGAGAAACTGAAAACGGTGGCAACGCATCTTCATATGGTCAAGGCGGTGGCGGTGGTGGCCTCAAGGCCTATTTTAACAATAATCAAGAGCCAACATATGGTGGAGCAGGAGCATCTGGAGTAATTTATGTCTACTGTGGAAACTAATTGGCTAATTATTGAAAATAACCTTGTAATAAACAGCATAGTTGCTGATTCAAAATCAATTGTTGAAGAATTTTATCCAGGAAAAACAATTATTGAAGATAATGGAATTATAGGTGTTGGATGGGAAAATTTTGATGGAGTTTGGAAATCACCACGTCCAATAGACGATAGATTTGAATATGAATGGAATGTTGAAACTAACTGTTGGGTACATGAAGTACCAAAAAACATACCACTAGACTAAATACTATACATAATAAAAGGTGGGATAAAAAATGGAAATATTATTTACAAACACAATACCAGTTAACATAGAGCAGCCAAAACCTGCCAGCAAATTTATTCCAGAATGGTATAAAAATACAAGGCCATACATAGAAAGTCATACAGAAAAAAATTTAGGAATGAGAACAATTAAGCGTTGTATTCCAGTACTTGATTCTTTAACTAGCGGATATATAATTACATGTCCAGCAGATGTAATGGTAACTTTAAAAGATGGGCCAGATGGACAAAAATATCAATTTTTTCAATGGTCTGCCTGTAATTTAATAGATTTTCATCCAATAGAGCAAGCACCGCAGCATCCAATGGCTAAACCATATCAATATCCAAAATTTAATAATCCGTGGTCAATTAAAACTCCAAAAGGGTACTCAACATTATTTGTGCAGCCATTTCATAGAGATTCTATTTTTACTATTTTGCCAGGTATTGTGGATACTGATATGTACACTGCTCCAGTAAACTTTCCATTTGTATTAAATGATCCAAATTTTGAGGGGCTTATAAGCCAAGGAACTCCAATTGCACAAGTAATACCAATAAAACGTGACAAATGGTCAATGGCAATAGGTAATAACAAAGACTATGAGGCGCAAGACAAGGTTTCATCAAAGTTACAAACAAGGTTTTTTGATCGGTATAAAACTATGTTTTGGGGAAAAAAAGAATACACATAAAATTTTATATTTTACAAGGATATTTATTATACCAATCTAAATACCTTGGACCATTCACAGAACTCCAAGACGACCAATCTTTTCCGCCTTTTGTCATATGAAAAGCAATTTTTGAATTAACTACTGGATTAAACAATTCAACATTAGATTCAAGATTAAACTTTTCTCTACGATTAGGACCAAGTTCTCCTATCATATTTATTTGAAATACTCCATAAGAACTATCTCCAGTCTCTGAGTTACCATTAAAGGCAAAAGGCCTTCCGTTAGATTCAGCCTTTGCAATTGCACATGCCGTTCTTAATTTATCACCTTTAAACCCTATAGCCTTTAATAGGTCAACTAACTGAATATCGGTTAATTTATGAGCATTTTCATATTTTTGTAATATTTTATCCTTAGAAACCAGAAAAGCCACCTCTTGGGTGGCAACTGCCTCTGTATCACTTTTAATCAATAAATTATTATCATTAGATGCCTTGGCAGATGCAGAAAAAACGGTACCGCAAATTACCAATATTAATACCCCTAGCCAAACATTTGCTTCTCTCATTGTAAAGTACCTCCTAGAGAACAAATGCTACCTGTTGGTAGCATATATTAATTATACCATTGTTTGACCTTTTTAGTCAAATACCCTCACAAAAATAAAAAATATTTATAATATTGTTATTAGTTAATGGTATAATGATTTAGTTATGGCAACATTTAGAGGTCAGGGTGCAAGTTCTTATTCCGTTGGTTTAACGCCACCAGATGTATTATGGACAGTTGTTCGTGGTGATACTGCTTCATTTCGTGTTTATGTAACAGATGATAATAAAGATCCTTTAAGCATTCCTGATTGGACAATTGCAATGGAAATTAAACGTCCAAATACAAAACCTGGTGATTTTACAGATGATGCAGAATTAATTGTTGAACTTGAACCAGTTCAAACAGAATTAGATAACGCTGGAGAGTTTACAGTTTCTCTTACAGCAAATGAATCTGTGCTATTAGAAACTGGTGATATTTTTGATATTGAGTTAAGCGATGAAAGTAGAGTTTGGACGGTAGCCAGAGGAACCATGAAAGTTATTGAAGACGTAACAAACAGTGAGTCATAATGGCCTCCGCTATCATAATTGATACGGACAGCCATAAAGCAAAAAAAATAAGTCCTGTTAATTATCCAATATCTAAAATCATTTATAAAGCAAGAGCAGTAAAAATTAATGAAGTTTTGCCATTTAGGGTTAAATTTACAACCATTGGAATTGGTCCAGCATATGCAAATATCCCTGGTATCGGACTTCAAATTATTGGAATTAATAACTATATACTTTAACATATAATGATATAATTGCGGTATGGCAAAGATATCAATTCCAAGCGTTAAAACCAAGTTTGAAACTGGCGATAGGCCAACACAAGAAGACTACATAGATTTAATTGATAGTGCTTCTGCTAGGTCTACAGATCTTGGTTCAGATGGCAACAATGAGTTAACCATTAATGGTATTGAAAACTCAACAATTTTTGATAACTTTTCCGCAAGTGAATGGCGATCAATGAAATATATGATTTCCATTAAATATGTAGCAGGTGGTGCAAATAAGTACTACTCTACAGAAATGAGTATTCTGATTGACGGAACAAATGTTAATGTCACTCAGTATGCAACAATTGACAACGATGGGAATATTGGCACCATCTCTGTTTCAAGGGCTGGAGATACAGTTTCACTAACTGTTGTTCCAGTAGGGGGAAGTACACCGATAACTCTACGCTATATGCGTATGGGATTAAAGGCCTAACCAAGGAGATAAAAGATGGCAACCGTAACAAAAGACTTTAGAGTAAAAGCGGGGCTGGTAGTTGAGGGATCAACCGCAACTGTAAACGGCCACGACATATTAACAGAAGCATTGGTAGACGCAAAAGGTGATTTACTAGTTGCTTCAGGTGCAGATGCCGTAACTCGCCTCGCAGCGGGTACAAACGGATACGTCCTTACTGCAAACACTAGTGCGACAAATGGAATTGAATGGGCAGCACCAGCAGCAGTAGGAGAGTTTGCTTCAAGCATTACATTTGAAGGTGCAACTGCAAATGATAATGAAACTACACTTCAAGTAACTGATCCAACCGCAGATAGAACTATTACACTTCCAGATGCAACTGGACAAGTAGTTCTTCGTGATACAACAGACACATTAACAAATAAATCAATTGCTCTTAGTGGAAACACTGTAACAGGGTCAATTGCTGATTTCAATACTGCATTAACAGATGCAGATTTTGCAACATTGGCAGGTACTGAAACTCTTACAAATAAGACACTTACATCACCAACAGTAAGTGGACTATATTTAAGCGATGGATCAATTGTTGTAGAAGGCGCAACTGCCAATAGTCACGAGACTACACTTCAATTCACTGATCCAACTGAAGATCGTACAATTACATTTAAAAATGAAAGCGGTACTGTAGCATTTACTGCAGATATTCCATCACTTTCAGGATATGTAACTGAGTCTGGAACACAAACATTAACAAACAAAACACTGACCTCACCGCTAGTGTCTGGTTTATCTATTACAGATGGATCAATTGTTGTGGAAGGTGCGACAGCAAATGATCATGAAACTACCCTTCAATTTACAGATCCAACAGCAGACCGTACAATTACATTTAAAGATGAAACTGGTACAGTAGCATTTACTGCAGATGTAGATACAAGACTAGCAACCGCTGGCGGTACAATGTCTGGTGCAATTGCAATGGGTACAAACAAGATCACAGGTCTTGGTACACCAACTGATGGAACAGAT